CCCACGCGCAGATTATTTCCCTCGTATGAATCCGTCGAGGGACCGGATCAGTAGGAATCAAAACCATGCCCAGAGGCGGAAAACGAGCGAACGCCGGGCGGAAACCGGACCCGAACAGCGCACGTCAGAAGGCCTTGGCCAAGAAGGCGGTCGCGGCCAAGAAGCCGGCGGCGAAGAAGGCTCCGGCCAAGGCTGCCGGCCGCGGCTTCACCCTGCCGAACGGGCAGAAGTCGCCCGACGCGCCGCCCGGGTGGCCGTTCGGGACGACACCGCCGGAGGAACCGGCCGCGCCGGCACCGGACCCGGACTCGGACGACGGCCTGACCGATGAACAGCGCGCCGGCCTGTCGCCCCTGGACTATCTGCTGGCGGTGATGCGCAGCCCGAAGTCGTCCAAGTCGGCGCGGATGACGGCGGCGATCCAGGCGGCGCCGTACATGCACCCGAAACTGGCCCAGAAGGGCAAGAAGGAAGCGGCGCTGGACGAGGCCAAGACGAAGCCGAGCCGGTTCGCAGCCGGCGCGCCGCCGCGGCTGGCCGCTGCTGGTGGTAAGCGGGTCGGCTGAGCGTGGCGACGAAGGAAAGGGACAAGGCGGCGCGGCGCCGCGTGCAGAAGCATGCCGGCAGGGTGCCGCAGTGGACCACAGCGTGCCCGGACTGGGCCGACCGACTGCGCGCCGGCCGCTCCATCATCCCGCCGCCCATCTTCGCCGACCAGGCGCAGGCGGCCCTGGCCATCTTCAGGGAGTTGCGGGTCGTCGACCTGCCCGGCAAGCCCACCTTCGGCGAGTGCTGCGAGCAGTGGGTCTTCGACTTCGTGGCCGCCATCTTCGGCGCCTACGACGCGGAGACCGGCAAGCAGCTGATCCGGGAGTTCTTCCTGCTGATCAGCAAGAAGAACACGAAGAGCACGATCGCCGCCGGGATCATGCTGACGGCAGTGATCCTGTGCTGGCGCGAGGAAGAGGAGCACCTGATCCTGGCGCCGACCAAGGAGGTCGCTGACAACTCGTTCAAGCCGGCGGCCGGAATGATCCGGGCGGACGACGAGCTGTCGGCCCTGTTCCACATCCAGGACCACGTGCGCACGATCACCCACCGGGTGACGCGGGCGAGCCTGAAAGTGGTCGCCGCGGACACTGACACGGTATCGGGCAAGAAGGCAGGTCGGATCCTGGTGGACGAGCACTGGCTGTTCGGCGGCCGGGCCAACGCCGAGGCGATGTTCATGGAGGCGACCGGCGGCCAGGTGTCGCGGGACGAGGGCTTCGTGATCTACCTGTCCACGCAGTCGGACGAGCCGCCAGCGGGGGTGTTCAAGGAAAAGCTGGCCTACTACCGCGACGTCCGGGACGGCAAGATCCTGGACCCGAAGTCGCTGGGCGTCCTGTACGAGTTCCCGCCGGAGATGATCGAGGCCAAGGCCTACCTGGACCCGGCGAACTTCCACATCACGAACCCGAACATCGGCCGCTCGGTGAGCGCCGAATGGCTGGAGGACCAGCTGCGCAAGGTGCAGGCCCGAACGGATGGCGCCTTCCAGCAGTTCCTGGCCAAGCACCTGAACATCGAGATCGGGCTGAACCTGCGGTCGGATCGGTGGGCCGGCGCGGACTTCTGGAAGGCCGCAGCGGAGCCTGGGCTGACGCTTGAGCGATTGCTCGAGCGCTGCGAGGTGGTGGTGGTCGGCATCGACGGTGGCGGCCTGGACGACATGCTGGGGTTCGCCGCGATCGGGCGGGAGCGTGATTCCCGCCGCTGGCTGCACTGGGGGCATGCCTGGGTGCATGAGATCGCCCTGGAGCGCCGCAAGGAGATCGCGCCGCGGCTGCAGGACTTCCAGCAGGCCGGCGACTTGACCATCGTGAAGAAGCCTGGCCAGGACGTCACCCAGGTCGCCGACATCGTCTGCCGCATCCGCGACGCCGGTCTGCTGGCCGAGAAGCAGGGCATCGGCGTCGACGGAGCAGGCATCACCGATGTCGTCGACGAGCTGGATGCCCGAGGATTCACCACGGAAGACATCGTGGCGATCCAGCAGGGGTGGCGGCTGAACGGCGCGATCAAGACCACCGAGCGCAGGGTGGCCGGCGATCTGTTCGTGCACGGCGACTCGGAAATGATGGCCTGGTGCGTCGGCAACTGCCGAACCGTGGACAACGGCAACGCGATCTCGATCACGAAGCAGGCGTCCGGGAAGGCCAAGATCGACCCGGTCATGGCGCTATTCGACGCAGCCACGCTGATGGCGCTCAACCCCGTCGCCAGGGCGGGACGCTCATTCTGGGAAACGGAGCCCGCCTGATGAAGAAACACCTGCAGACGATTGCAGCGCGGGCGGCCGGTGGGCTGCGGGCGCTTGGCAAGTTGGCGAAGGACTGGAGTCCGGACGCCCTGATGGCGGGCGGCGCCGGCGGCATCGCCTATGGCGCGTGGCTGGTGTACCAGCCGGCCGGGTTCATCGCCGGCGGCCTGCTGGTGCTCGCCGCCGGCGTCCTGGCGGCTCGGAAGGGTTCCTGATGGGGTTCCTCGCCTCCCTCGTCGCGCAGCCGCCGCGCGCCCAGGCGTTCAACGAGCCGTTCTGGCCGGAGCACTTCACGATCAAGTCGGCTGCCGGCAAGAGCGTGACGGCCCAGACCGCCCTGCAGGTCATGGCCGTCCTCGGGTGCACGAAGGTCATCTCCGAGGATGTGGCCCAGGTCTCGCGCGGCCTGTTCCAGAAACGCTCCGGCACTGCCGGCGGGAGCGACGAGGCACGCAGCCACGCGATCAGCCGGTTGTTCCTGCGGCGCGCGAACGAATGGCAGACCGGCTTCGAGTTCCTGGAGACGCTGGTCATCCACTGCGCGCTGGCCGGCCGCTTCATCGCATTCAAGAACGTCGTGCGCGGCCAGGTGCGGGAGTTGATCCCGTTCCAGCCGCACGAGATCACGCCGTGCATGGAGGATCTCGGCGACGGTCGCCGGCGACTGGTCTACCGCGCGACGCTGAACGGGGAGTCTCGAGACCTGCCGCCATCGGCCGTCTGGCACGTCAAGGGCCCCAGCTGGAACGGCTGGGACGGGATGGAGGTGCTCAAGCTAGCGCGCGAGGCGATCGGCCTGTCGATCGCCACCGAGGAAGCGCACGCGATGATGCACGCGAACGGCGGCCAGACCTCCGGCATGTACAGCATCGATGGCACGCTTGACCAGAAGCAGTACAAGGATCTGCGGGACTGGATCGAACGGTCGATCACCGGCTCCAACAAGTTCAAGCCGTTCGTGCTGGACCGCGGCGGCAAGTGGATACAGACCGCGATGAGCGGCGTTGACGCCCAGCACATCGAAACGCGCAAGTTCCAGATCGAGGAGGTCTGCAGGGCGTTCCGGGTGATGCCGATCATGATCGGCTTCTCCGACAAGACCGCCACCTTCGCGAGCGCCGAGCAGATGTTCCAGGCCCACGTGAAGTACACGTTGGGCGCCTGGTTCAAGCGCATCGAGGAGTCGATCAGCGCGAATCTGCTGACCGACGACGAGTGGCAGCAGGGCCTCTACTTCAAGTTCCTGCCGATCTCGCTGCTACGCGGCACAGAGAAGGACCGCGGCGACTTCTACTGGAGGATGTGGCAGATGGGGGCCCTCAACCCGAACGAGATTCGTGGGATGGAGGAGATGAACCCCTACGAAGGCGGCGAGGTGTACCGCGTACCGGTGAACACCGCGCCGACCGACGGCGACCCGGCCCAGAACGACGACGGCACCGGGCAGCCGCCCGCCCAGAACCGCCGACTCAACGTCGGCCGTGTTCTCTCCGCGCGCAACGAGCGCCGCATCCGCGACGCCGAGTCGAACCTGCAGGAAGTGCTGGCAGAGCTGGGCGACCAGCAGGAACCACAGGAGTAGCCCTCATGGCGAAGAAGCTTTTCGACCTCGCTCCTCTGCGAGGCGTGATGAACCGTTGCCCGGCCGGAATGGGCCCTGGTGTGCTGCGCCTCTCCGCAGACCAAGGCGCAGAAGAAGCCGAGGTGTTCGTCTACGGCGACATCGGCGGCTGGTGGGGCGGCGTCAGCGCGGAGGAGTTCGCCAAGGAGATCGCGGCGCTCGACGTGAAGACTCTGAACGTGCGCCTGAACAGCCCCGGCGGCCTGGTGTTCGAGGGGGTGGCGATCTACAACGCACTGGCGCGGCACTCGGCCAAGGTGGTCGTGCACGTCGAGGGCATCGCCGCCAGCATCGCATCGGTTATCGCGATGGCCGGCGACGAGATCCGCATCGCGGAGGGCTCGCGCTTCATGATCCACGACCCGTGGACGATTGTCATGGGCAGCGCCGACGACCTGCGCGCCGAGGCCGACGTGCTCGAGGGCCTGAAGTCCGACCTGGTCGACATCTACGCGGCTCGGACCGAGCAGTCGCGCGAGGACCTGTCGGACTGGATGACGGTCGAGACTTGGCTGAGCGCGCGGGACGCCGTCGACAAGGGCTTCGCCGACAGCATGACTCCGGCCAAGAAGAAGGAGAAGAAGGAAGCGCATGCCCGATCGGCGGTGCTGCGCCTCTTCCGCAAGGCGCCGCAGGATCTCGTCGCATCCGACGACGACGCGCCCCCGATTCGAGAGTTCGAGGCCTTCCTCCGTGATGGAGAAGGGCTTTCGCAGACCCAGGCCAAGCGCATCGCCGCCGCGGCCCGGGTCATCTCCGTGCAACGTGACGATGCACGGCCGCCCCAACGTGACGATGGGGCAACCGAGCGGCTCGCCGCGCACTTGCGCACGCTGGCCGCCTCGTAGTTCCCCCATCCGCAACCAGACAACCCGCTTCGGCGGGTTTTTTCATTTCAAGGAGCCCCAAATGGCGCAAGAAAAGGATGCCGTCACCCAGGTGATGGAGGCCTTCACCGAGTTTAAGGCGTCGAACGACAAGCTGCTGGCCGCCAAGGCCGACGGCAAGGCGGTCGGCGACCTGACCGCGAAGGTCGAGAAGATCAGCGACGCGCTCGACAAGTTCGAGCCGATGAACCAGTCCATCACGCTGCACGGCCAGCAGCAGAAGGCGATGCAGGAGCAGCTCGACCGCGTCGAGACCATCCTGAACCGCCCCGGCGGCATGGGCGGCGACAAGGGCAAGGAGGAGGCCGCCAAGATGATGGCTGCCTTCGACCGCGTGATGCGCAAGCCCGCCGCCGACCGCGACGCGGCCGACATGGAAGTCGTGCGGCACATGAACACCCTGATCAAGGGCAACGACGCCGGCGCCGGCTACCTGCTGGCCCCGCCGGAGATGCAGCGCGAGATCATCAAGAACATCGTGGAGATCTCCCCGATGCGCTCGATCTGCCGCGTCATCCAGATCGGCAGCCAGAGCTACAAGGCGCCCAAGCGCACCGGCACCGCCAGCGCTACCCGGGTGGGCGAAACCGGCACCCGCTCGAACACGGGCGACCCGGCGTACGGCATGCTGGAGATCCTGGCGCCCGAGCTGTTCGCGCGCTTCGAGGTCTCCCAGCAGATGTTGGAGGACTCCGACTACGACCTCCTGGCCGAACTGCGCATGGAGTCGGCCGAGCAGTTCGCCTACAAGGAAGGCTACGAGTCGATCAACGGCACCGGCGCCGGCACGAACCAGGCCGAGGGCATCCTGTCGAACGCCGACATCGGCGAGGTGGTGTCGGGCAGCGCCGCGGCCATCACGGCGGACGGCCTGATCGACCTGGCCACGGAGTTGAAGACCGGCTATGGCCGCAACGCGGTGTACGGGCTCAACCGCATGTCCCTGCGTGCGACGCGCAAGCTGAAGGACACCACGAACCAGTACCTGTGGATTCCAGGTATCGCCAACGCGGCGCCGAACACGATCAACGGTTCGTCGTACGTGGAAATGCCTGACCTGCCGAACCCGGGCGCCGGCACCTACCCGGTGCTGTACGGCGACTTCCGCCAGGGCTACGCCATGGTGGACCGCGTCGGCATCAGCTTCCAGGTGGACTTCACGACCGGCGCCGATTCCGGCCTGGTGGTGTTCCGCGCCCGCAAGCGCGTGGGCGGCGGTGTGCTGAAGGCCGAAGCCATCAAGAAGCTGAAGTGCTCGACCTGATCGGCTGACACCGTCGTCTGACGAACAGGCCCGCTTCGGCGGGCCTCCTCCATCTCCCCCATCCACATCTCTGCGCTGAAAGGAACCATCATGCGCGACCTCATGAACAACATCTACCCGAAGCGGGCGATCTCGCCCGTCTCGGTGGCTGACAACACCGCCCAGGTGTCACAGATCATCGACCTGAAGGGCTTCGACAGCCTGACGTTCCTGATCAACATCGGCTCCGTGGCCGACGCGGACACCACCTTCACGGTGCTGGTCGAGCACGGCGCTGCGTCGAACCTGTCCGACGCCGCCGCGGTTCCCGACAGCCAGCTGATCGGCACCGAGGCTCTGGCCGGCTTCCAGTTCGACGACGACAACGAAGTCCGCAAGATCGGCTACTGCGGCGACAAGCGCTACGTGCGCCTGACCATCACCCCCGCCAACAACGCCTCCGCGGCGCTGCTCTCGGCCGTCGCGGTGCTCGGCCACCCGTCCGCCGTGCCGACCGCCAACCCGCCCGCCTGATCCCAGGCTCCTGCGTGAAGAGGCCTCCTTCGGGAGGCTTCTTTGCAGAGGACGACCATGGACTTCAAGATCATCACCGACGTCGCGACCGAGCCTGTCACGCTGGCCGAGGCACGCCTGCAGTGCAAGGTCGACGCGGACGACACCAGCCACGACGCGGTGCTGACCTCGCTGATCACGGCCGCGCGCGAGAACGCGGAGCACTACACCGGCCGCGCGCTGGCGCCGCGCACGCTCGAGGGTGTGCTCGACGCCTTCCCGGCCTGCGGCGAGTCCTTCGACCTGCCGCTACCGCCGGTCACGTCGATCACCAGCATCAAGTACACCGACGTGGACGGCGCCGAGCAGACGATGGACAGCGGCGACTATGCGCTGAGTGCATACGGCGACAGCCGCACGGTTTCCCTGGCCTACGGTGCCAGCTGGCCGAGCACCCAATGCGTGCCGAACGCCGTGCGTGTGCGGTTCATCACCGGCTACAGCACGTGTCCGAAGGCGGTCAAGGCGGCACTGCTGCTGCACATCGAACTGGAGTCGCCGCTGAACCCGCACACGCCGGCCGAGCGCGAGTCCATGGCGAAGGCTCGAGACTGCCTGCTTGACACGGTGAAGCTCTGGGGCATGTGATGGACGCGCGTCGCCTCAACGTCCGGGTGCTGATCAAGCAGCAGGTCGATGGCCAAGACGACATCGGCCAGCCGACCAAGGTCTGGGCGAACCTGATCGCCGAAGGCGACGGGAAGGTGTCGGCCAACATCAAGCACCTGTCTGGCATCGAGACGATCAAGGGCGGGGCAGAGACTGGCGTCGTGAAGGCCTCGATCCGGATCCGCCGGCGCGCCAACATCACCCAGGCGATGCGGGTGCATTACGGCACCACGGTCTACGAGATCAAGGCGGTGCTGCCGGACGTCGAGCGGAAGGACTACATGGACCTCTCGTGTGAGGTGGTCTCGTGAGCAGCTTCGACATCAAGGTCGACCTAGCCGCCTTCGACGCCGTCATCGACGGCATCAAGGCCAAGCTGCAGGAGAACGTGCGCCCCGCAGCCCAGGCCGGCGCCGAAGTGCTGTACCAGGGTGTCCTGCGCAACGTGCAAGGGCTTGGCCGCAAGTCCGGGAACCTGGAGGGCTCGATCTACCAGGCCTTCAGCGACGACAACAGCACGCAGGCTGAAGCCGGCTACGCGCAGGCGACTTACCACGTGAGCTGGAACCACAGGAAGGCCCCGCACGGCCACCTGATCGAGTTCGGCCACATCCAGAAATTCAAGGCGTACGTCGGCAAGGACGGGCGCTGGTACACGAACAAGAAAGCGCCGCTGCCGGCTCCGGTGCAGATCGCGGCGCGGCCCTTTGTGCGGCCGGCGATGGCGCTGTTCCCGCAGGCTGAAGAAGCGCTGGCCGATCGGCTGCTGCAGGGGATCGTATGAGCCTTGAGAGCGACCTGTTCACGCTGCTGAAGGCGGCCGCGCCGGCGCTGGGGACGAGGGTGTTCCCGGACTTCGCTCCAGTGACGACGCAGCGGCCGTACTGCACCTACCAGGGCATCGGCGGCGAGGTGCTGAACATGGTCGCCAACGTGGCGCCCGGCGTGCGCAACGCCATGCTGCAGATCACTGTGTGGTCCAACACCCGCAAGGAGGCGCTGGAGATCAGCCGCGCCATCGAAGACGCGATGTGCACAACCAGCGTCTTCAAGGCGGCGCGCCCGATTGCTGCCGCCGTCGCTGACTACGACGCCGAGATCCCGGTCTACGGATCCC